TTCTCCATGCGGTAGATTCGGAACGGTTGGATTGCCTTACCGTCTGCGGGAACTGCACAAATGATCCGTGAGATAGAAATATCGCTGTAGTGCCTTCCCGTGATTGGATAGCGCATTTCCAACTCATACGGCCCGTTTCTCTCCTCTGTAACGATGCACTCAATTACATCGGCAAGCCGTCCTAGCCCGTTTGTAGTGAACGTGGTAGCGTCTGAGGGAAATAGAATAGGAATCATAGCGTAAACCACCTCGGTGTTATTTCAACCCGGGTAACATTGCCGGATTTCGTAATGCCGTTACTGCCCGGATTCAAAACCGGGAACTGTGATCCTGACAGAGTGATATACTGATTTGCGTTTGTGGCCCCGTAAAAAGCGTCCATAGCGTCACAGTCCAGGTCAATGTAGCTGAGACTATTGGAGGCAATCGTGATTGTCACACTTCCAACCTTTACCGTCCCATAACCGTAGATTCTGATTGAAGGCTTTGCTACAAATCCCGTAGGATTTGAGATAGTCCCGTTTGCAGTGAATGTCACCGTTGTCAGGCCGGATTTAAGGTATCTCTGAGGCTGGCAATTAAACGTAATGTCAAACCTTCCAGACTTGTTATAGGGGCCTGTTTCTGCCTCAAAACCGCCCACAATCGCCGCCTTGCGGAATTCGTTGGGGTGGTAGGTGTCTTCTAGGGTAAAGTATCCGATCTTTGAGAGCATCAACGCCCGGAATACGTCAAAACGGGTGTCAAAGTTCTTGGAGATAAATGCCGGATAGGTGATCTCAATATTGTTGAAACGTCCATTGTCCACGATCAAATCCCCGGACTTGCCGGGGATCTGAATGAACTCTATATCTCTTTCGGGGGCGTTATATGTGCCAGTGCCGGAAATCCATACACCGTATGTGTTGGATTGAATGCCGTCAAAGGTCAGATAGTTCCCATACTGTAAAATGTCGCTCATCCAAACGCCGCCCTCCTCCGGTTTACTTTGTCAGCAATACGATCTGCCACAAGGTCAGCTAATGCACGTTCGTCCATGCCCGGGGATGGGTTCACGGTGACGTAAATATCTCCCCCGGTGGTGGCCTCGCGCATCATATCAAGCATTCTGTTTCGGCCTATGACGATCTCGCCCCCGGCTCCGTCTCCAAAGCCTTTCATGCCGCCCACAGTTGGAAGAACAGTAGGAGAGTTGAACATAACAGCGTTGTTATAGGCTTTCTTGTACCAATCCACAGAGATACTCGGGATTGAAACAATGCCGCCGATGTCCTGCCATGTCCATGAGAAATGCGGCAGCTTGATAGAAGGAAGTTCCCACTCAAAATTGAACAGCCCTTTGATGGAATCAACCCATCCTGATACCGTAGTCCATACGCCGTTGAAGATGTTTCCGGCTCCATCCCACAAGCCTTGCGCCTTGTCCCAAAAGCCATCTGTAATGTCTTGAATGAGGTTTTTGCCCCATGTCTTCGCGTTGCCCAACACATCATCCGATTTTGTCTTTACGCCCTCAAAGGTGGTTTTTGCGTTGTTCCAAAGGGTCTGCGCCTTGTCGGTGATACCATCAGAGACGTTGGAAACAAAATTGCCGCCGTATGTTTTGGCCCCGTCAATGACGTTTGTAACCGTGTTCTTTGCGTTATCCCACGCAGTAGAAATGGTGTCTTTGATGTTGTTCCATTTGGTTTCTGCGTTTGTCTTCACGTTGTCCCAACCATTTGAAACGGTGGTCTTGATGTTCTCAATTCCCTCGGATGCCCCGGACTTGATATTATTCCAAGCGTTGGAGACAGAGGTTTTCATGTTGTTCCAAGTCTCGGTTGTCTTGGTCTTTACGTTGTTCCAACCATTTTGGAAACCGTCCTTGACAGCCTTCCAGTCATTTTCGAAGCGGTCTTTTACGTTCTTGATAGCATCCTTCACGTTCCCGGTCACAGTGTCCCATACGCCTTCAAACCATTCCGTAATTTCGCCCCAATGTTTGACCACTTCCACCACACCAACGATAGCAAGCGCAATCCCCGCAACTACGGCAATCACAGGAAGAATAGTCGCACCCAACGCCGCAATGGCGGGAACCAATCCACCTGCGGCAGTAATCGCCGCTCCTGCGGTTCCTGCGACAGACATAACGGTTCCGATTGCCCCGGCAATCGTACCAATAACGCTGATAACAGGCCCAGCCGCCGCAACCACAGCAATAGCGGTTAAAATCATTTCCTTTTGGTCATCGTCAAGGCTGTTAAGTTTATCAACCAGTCCACCGATTCCGTCAACAGCCTTTTCGATGGTAGGCATCCATTCTTCAAGAAAGGTGAATGCGGTTTCTCCTAATTTTGATTTGAGGATTTCCAGTCTGCCGCCCAGATTGTCAATCATGGTGTTCGCCATAGTCTCGGCGGCTCCATCGGCGTTGTTAATGGCCTCTGTTAAACTGTCATACTCCTCGGGCGCAGTGTTGACGATAGCCAACAGGCCGGACATTCCACGGGTTCCCGCAAGCATCGCGGCATATTTGGCCTTCATGGCTCCCTCTGCGCCGTATGCGCTTTCTGTCAGAGCCTCAACGGATTGGGCGTATTCGTCTTCGTCAATTTCCCCGGCTTCTAGCTGAGAATCCAAACTTGCCAACTGGGCGTTGAACTCGGAGACGGGCATTTTCAAATCGCCAAACGATCCCCGCATCTGATCCATGATCTCAGCGAAAGAGTACATATTCCCCTCGCTGTCATAGAGGGACAGGCCCAGCGCATTCATGGCGTTTTCGCTTTCCTTTGTTGGTTTCGCCATGCGGTTCATGATGTTTCTAAGTGTGGTTCCTGCGGTGGATGCCTTGATGCCGGAGTTTGCCATCAGGCCCAGTGCAACGGAAACATCCTCAATGGAGTACCCCAAAGCACCTGCAACAGGCCCCGCATACTTCAACGCTTCGCCCATCTGGTCTGTGGTGGTATTTGACCGCGCCTGTGCCGTTGCCAGTACGTCCGCAAAGTGAGCGGAATCCTCCGCGCTATAGCCAAATGCGGTGAGCTGATCTGTGACAATATCCGATGCTCTGGACAAATCCATCTGTGAGGCCGCTGCCAGGTTCAGAACGCCCGGAAGACCGTTCGCCATCTCCTCAACGTCCCAACCTGCCAGAGCCATGTAAGACATAGCATCGGCGGTTTCTGCGGCAGTGTATTTTGTCGTTTCCGCTTGCTGTCTTGCCACGATCTCCAGTGCGTTATATGCGTCCGTTGTAGTGTCTCCGGTCAGTTCGAACGCCTTCCCGGTGTCCTGCGCCATCTTAATGACGGCATCCGCTGTATCCTCGGACGCATCACCCGCAAGGGCTTTCACCTTTGACATGGAGGTATCGAAATCAGCGATATATTTCACACCTGCCGCCGCCGCCGCTGTGATTGGTGCGGTTACATGGGTGGTCAGGGTGGTTCCCATTGACTTGAGATTAGACGAAACGCCGCTGATCTTCTCCCCGGCTTCTTTGAGGGAATCCCACGGCATCTGTTTTAACTGCGTCTCCATGTTGTTTAGTTCCGTGGTAGCCTCATATAGTGCCTGTTTCCATTTCAGCGTTTTGGTGTCAGCTTCACCATATTTCGCGGTGGATTGATCCACCATGTAATTAAGCTGTTCAACCCGGGATTTCTGCGTCTCTATCTGAGAGGTGAGATTTTCCGCTTTTGCCCGGTTCTTCTCCATCGCGGTAGTATTCCCGGAAAATGCGCTTTCGGTAGCCTCCAACTCGGATTTGAGCGTCTTGGTCTGCTGTATGATGTTTTGGAGTTCTTTCCGGTATTGGGCTTCTCCTTCGATGCCGATCCGGGGGCCTATGTTCACAGCCACGGTATCACCTCAGTTTCATCGCTTCTTGGAATGACGTTATGTTTCTGCTTGTTTTCTTTGGGACAGCGTCACCGTTATCTATGGAAAGACAGGCAAGCATATCCATCATTTCCCCGTATCTGGTAACTAGGATTTCTTGCCTGTCCATTCCAATTTTTCTGCCGAAATACAGATACCACGACAGATTCAGCTTTATTCGCTGTCCCTTTTTGCGTTTTTTCCCTTCGGGGCCTCTGCCTCCACGGTGGTTTTGCCGTCTTCCACAAACGCCGCCATTGCCTCCGCAAAGAGGGCGTTGAATTCATCGGAATCCAGCAAAAGAGCCTCGTTTTTCGTCAGAGGTCTGGGGGTGTAATCAGGGTGTTCATACGCCTCATTCATTTCATAGCCCTCAGAGAGGGCGGCAATAAAAACAGCCGCCGCAGTCTGAGCGGTGGCGTAGTCTCCATTGATAACCTGATTAAAGTTGTTGATGTCCCCGCCGGGACAAATCTTTGCAATCTCGCAGTTACCCAAAACTGTTCTGCGGAATTTGATTTCTCTGCCGTGAATAACCATATTGCCCTCCTAATATTTTGATTAAGCTGCCGGGGTGAGAATGCCCTTGTACGCCGCGACAGCCGCCGCCTCAGTCTCCTGATCCGCTCCAATGAGTTTCCATGTCTGAGTGCTGGAATCGTCCCGCATAAGTTCAGCCTCAAGAGAAGTGGTCTGGAAAGAGATTTCCTCCTCCTGAGTAGCGGCCTCCAGTCCCTCGGGGTTGAACTTGCACTTGGTCAGCACAACAGGGGCGTAAGTGGTCACGCCGTTCTCCATGTACCGGACAACGAAACCGATTCCCACATAGGGAACAACCTGCGTGTTGTCGTACTGCTCAAACACAACAGAGGTTGTGGAGCCTGTTCCAACGCTCACAGTGCGGGTTGCAGTAACCCCGGCAATCAGCTTTCTGGCTGTCTCCTTGAGGCCGTCAACCTCAAGCGTCACAGTGCCGGACTGAAAAGCCTGGGTATCAGTCTCAGCCTTCACGTTGTCGGCGTAGAAATCATTGTCAGAGGCTCCCTCAACGCTCAGAGAGACGTTTACGCCTCTGGCAAGGGGAACGCCCCCGGAATAGGTTACAGTCCCGTTTGCGGCAGCATAGAGGGCCACAAACGGCATAGAAAAACCAGTAATGACTTTACCATTAGCCATTATTTTTCCTCCTTACTTCATGATCTTGTTGATCTGTTTGTCTACTTCTTCCTGCATGGCGTTTTCAGCCTGTTTCCGGGTCTTGCGGACTGCCCGTGTAATAAATGCGTTCTTCCGCATGAACGTTGTTCCGCTTTCGATTGACCGCGCAATCATGGCGTTTGGCTTTCCTTTTGGGTATTTCTCGGTAACATTGGCGTTATAACCGTCCATGCCGATTTTGACATTGTGAAAACCGGAATCATTCCGCATTTTCGCAACGCCCAACCCATCAAGCAGCCCATCTATTTCGGTCTGTGTTGGGTTGCGTTTTGTTCCCCTTTGGGATCTCCGTTCTTCGGAATCGTCCGGGACAACCGGGAGAGATTTGATTTCCTCCCGGATGCCATCCGCAACGATCTTTGCCCCCTGATACACAGACTTTCCTATCACGGCAGAGGTGGAGAATTCCAGATTCCCAAGCTGGGCCAGATAGTCCGTGATCCCGTTTCCAACGGTCATTTTTGCCATTAGGCAACACTCCATGTCCATTGATAGTGAATCAGGTTGGTATCATCCTCAAACTGGACGGAATCCAACCGCCAGCCGAACGGCATATCATAGGACAACTCTTGCAGGATAGATTGGACGGTATCAAGAGCGGGATCATATTCCGTTTGCGTGTAGTAGTCCACATAGCCGGATATGGCCTGTTCCTTCTTGATGTTGTCCGCGCTTAAGTTGGTGTCCTCCCCTTCCTCTGCCCACACACAAAAAGGGGGTTGCATCTGTGGCCTACAATAGTGATAGACGTTATCACCTAGAGTTGTCAGCGCGGTTCCGATGCGTTCAAGTTTCTCCTGCAACGTCATAGTTTGCCTCCAGTCTCACCAGAGAAAGATCAAGGGCATCCTGATCCACGATCTCCTGTGTAGCGTCAATGCGGTACTGCTTTCCATCCTCAAGTATGACATACTGCACACCGTCCGGGAGAACCGGAGTATTGTGGCACCTTACAAGGGTGTCAAAGTTCCGATTTGCTCCCGCCGCCGCATAGTACCGGGTAACGCCAACAGTTCTACGGCTATAATAGGAGTTCCCGGCGTCCACCAGCTTTTCCGCTGGCATCCGTCCGGGAACTGCTACGTTTTGGAGCCTGTAAAACGTTAAGATGCCATCATCCCGCATCCGTCTTCCCCCAATCGGTATAACCCGTTGCGGTCTGTAGCTGCCCCTTCTGTTCATCGTAGGCCGCTTTTAACCACGCTCTCTGCTGTTCCGTGATGTTGATGCGGTTCATGGCGCAATAGGTAATTACAGCCCGTGTGATGAGAGGGTCGGTCACAGAGGCGGGGTCTGTGCAAACCGTCTCTTTGGTAACTCCGGCAATGCCTAAGTCATACAGTGCGGCAGTTATAAGCTGCTGGAGGTCACTGTCAAACGCCGTGGAGGTGATCCGCAACGCCGCCTTTACCTTTTCAAGCATCATCGACCCTCCCCTCTTTAGCCCTTTTTGGCGGTTTTCTTCTTCTCCGGTTCGGGAATCACCGCAGAACCCACAGACAGCAGGAATTTAGCTTCTTCCGGGGAAGCCTCGACGGTTTCCCCGGCTTTGTGCTTTATTCTCGCGTCCCGGATAAGTTTGACCTTCATCAGGTCGTGGGCTTGAGGAGCTTCACGAAGCGACCGGGAGCGGTCACGCCGTGAGCGCTGTACTGACGGCCTACGATCTTGACCAAATCCTGTTCCGCGAGGGACAGGTCATCGAACTTCAGCAAAACATCGTCCCCGTTGGGATAGTTGAACTGGAGGCCGGACAGGTCGCCCACGATGGCGTAAGGATTGCCAGCGGTCACGGCAGAGTAGGCCGGAATCGCGGAAGTGTAGACGCGCGTCAGCCCCGCGAACGGGTCAACCGAGAAAGCTCCTGCGGCGTAGGCGTTGATGAACTCGACCTCGGTCAGACGGTTCATGATGACAACGGCGTTGGTCGCCTCGTCGGACAGATTCGCAGCGGCTGTGGGGATGGCGGTCACGCTGGGCGCGGCGGTCACGGTGGGAACGCCGACAGCGGTCGCGCTGGACGCGGCAGGAGCGGCGATAATGTCCGCGATGCCCAAGGCAGCGGCCTTCTTGACGATCTGATAGGTGATTTCGTCATAGATGTAGCGCAGGAACTCCTCGCCGCCCATGTCCATCGCCTCATCAGTGATGGTGATCCACTTCTTGATGTTGGCGGGAATCAGTTCCACCACGCCGAGGGTCAGAGTTTCCTCGGTGGGAGCGGCAGTTCCTTCCTGATGCACGGCGGCGGGAGTGGCGGAAAGCTCAAAGGCAACCTTGAGATTGCCACGGACAAAAGTCCGCCGAACACGGGACATGATGGGATCATTCTCCCAAGCGGTCCGAACGCCGCTCTCGATGATGGTAGGCACGGGCAGAGGGCCGGAGCCGGTCACGGTGGAGGGGGCGTTCTCGGTGATAAGGGCACGGGCCTCGCGGTCGTCTCCGGTCTTGATGTAGTTCGCGTAAGCCTCGACATACTGAGGCATCTCACGCAGTTCTGTAAGGGTCATGGTCTTTCTCTCCTCTTTATCAAAAGTTTTTTCAACCATGCCAACGCCGTTGGCTACGGTCTTGCGGATTTCGTTCCGCTGGGTTTCCTCGGCTTTACGGCGCTCGATCTCCTCCTTGATGGAGCGGGCTTCGGCCTCCAGCGCGTCCAGATCAGCGTCATCGGCGTT